CGCCCTCGAAGTTCTGCGTACCTTTTGCGACTTTCTTTTTGACGAACGTTCCCGTACTGCCAAAACGTGCCGCAGGAGCACTTTTATCGCTTAGTCCCTCTATGGACGAACCCTCAACAGAAACAGTATAATGAACCGTTGCAAATTTGTCTTCGGGTTGATAGCCGTCGGGTTCTGCACTGTCTTTTGTAAATGTAACATTTCCCTCTTTTGGTGGTGCTGTATAGTTGTCGGGTTCTGTGCTATCATTAGTCCATATGACTTTACCCGTTGCAGTGATTTCACCCAACTTATTACCATTCAAATCATTAATATCAAAACCGCCTGTATCAATATTAAATTTAATCTGAACTTCGTTATTTTTGACAAGTTCTTTTAATTTTTCATCAGCCGTATCTAATACAGAAATATCACCCTCGGCACTGACTTGTAATTGTACATTGCCTGCGTTATTTATTTCCTCGACAGCATTTTTTGCGTTCTCGATTGCAGACACATCACCGCTTGCGTCAATTTCAATATGTTTATCCTCAGGCAATAATCCCAAACTGTGCGCCAATGCGTCAACTTGCTCTGTGCTTAGTCCCAAATCGCCACCTAAACTTGATAGGTCTTTCACTAAACCACTTACATCACCCGACGCTACAGCCTGTTGAATATCAGAAAAACCGTTTTTCATTAATGCGGCTTTCGTGACTATTTCCTCTGACGTTAGTCCGATTTCTTTACCTTGTTTGACAAAATCATTTACAACAGCGTCTAATGCGTTATTATTAATTGCACCTTGTAGGTCTTGAAAACCGTTTTTAAACAGCGCTATTTGTGCGGCAATGTCTTGATTTTCAAACCCCAAATCAGTCATAGTTGATTTGATTTGTTTGCATACTAAATCTACAGCATTACCGCCGCTTTCAAAGACTTCCTGCATATCCTTAAAGCCGTTTAAATTCATAGCGTCCGTTGTTGCGACTTCTGCCATAGCTTGTAGTGATTCTCTGCCGTTCTTGGCTCGTTCGTCCATGCTTTCAATGTTATCACTTATTTCACGATACGCATTTGATACATTTTGTATTTCTTGTATTACTTCGTCTACATCACCGAATTTAAACGTACTTCCTGTAAATTTTTCATATGCCTTAGTAAAATCACTGTCTTTTAAACCATTTATAAATGATTGTCTTTCTAATGCCGCCGCCTTTATTCTCTCGGAACTTCCGTCTTTATATGCGGCGTTCATTTCATCAACTATTGCTTTATACTGCGTCTTGTAGTCTGTTGCTTGTTGCAACCACCCACGCATTTCTTCTTGTTGGTTTTTATAATCAGCACCATAAGAACTACCTTTTTGAAGTGCGTCGTACCCCTCTGAAACTGCTTTTTGTGCCTTTTTACCTGATGTTAAATCCAATGCGTCTTTGATTTCATTCGCACTGTCTTTGGCGTTTGAAACCGCCATTGCAAGTGCGGTGTCAAATTCGCCCGTATCAATCATTAATTTTATGGTATCATCATTTGTAGTCGCCTTGATTTCCTGCATAATATCATTTATGCGGTTCTTGGCGCTTTCAAGTTCTTCGGGATTTAATGTACCGCTGTTGATTGATTCGTTTAGTTTTTCGTATTCACTTCGCAGATTTTCCAAATGCGAAACTTGGTTGTCTGCGTCTTGCCACTGAGAATATAATTCCTTGTAGCTTTGACCCAATTTTGCGTTGTTTTCAATAGCCTCTGTAACGTGGTCGGCAACAACCTTATACCCTGCAACAACCGCCGCAGGCGCTAATACTGCACCGAATATCGGCGCTAATGCAGAAAATGAACTGCCTAACCCCGCAGTCGATACTTTTATCGCTGACGTTGCGTCTGCTATAATAGGCAATTTATCGCTGATTACTCCTAATCCCTCAACAAAATCGCCTGCACCCTTAATCACTCCGACACCGACTTTTGACAATGCACCTAAAGCAATGACCGTAGCGCCCGTATTAACTACAGTACGCTTTTGCTCGTCTGACATTTGCGACAAACCTTTTGCAAAATCGGCTACCGTGGTGCTTGCGTCTTTGATTGACGGCAACATTGTTTCGCCGATACCTCTTGCCGCCTCAATTATATTCTGTTTTGCAATCTGCATTTGTGATGCGGTTGTTTCGTTTTTGGCGTTAAATTCTTCTTGCAATGCCGTATTTTCTTGGTATGCGGTGTTTGAACGATTGACACTCTCTGTTACTAAATCATAACCGTTGACTAATGCCATCATAGCCTGTATATCCTGTGTATTGTTTATGCCTAAATCGTCTAACGCAACAGTTAGATTTTCGGCAGACTGCAAGCCTTTTAACAGTCCGTTAAATGCACCGGAGCTGTCAGTATTCCACTGCTCTTTAAATTCTTCCGCACTCTTACCGCTGTACTTTGCGAATGCTTTTAAACCTTCACCGCCGTTTGCAACCGCTTTTTCGATAGATAGCCACGTACGACCTATCGCACTACCGCCCATTTGTGCCTCAATTCCCAATGAGGACAATGCTGCGGAATAACCCAACACGTCCGCCGCTGACATTCGTACAGATGAACCGTATTTACCTATACGCAATGCCATTTCCGCGATTTCCGATTCAGTTGTGGCACTATTGTTACCCAAATCAACGATTGCACTGCCGATATTACGAATTTCGCCTTGACTTGTACCCATTACATTCATAAATCGGGCAAGTGTAGCCGCGCCTTCTTCGCCGACAAGGTTTGTGGCTGAACCCATTTGTGCCATTACTTCCGTAAAGTCGATAATGTTTTCTTGTGATATACCCAACTGACCGCCCGCCGCCGCAAGTTCGTTTAGTTCAGTCGTTGTTTGTGGTATCGCGCCCCTGCCGTCAATACCTGTTGTTGACAAATCAATAATGCCTTGCTTTATTTTTGATAACTGTTCCGGTGTAGCGTCAACCGTCTTTTTAACTCCGGCAAAACTATCCTCAAAATCTATTGCAAACTTCGCACTTGCGACACCGCCTGCGGCAAGAGCCGTTGATGCGTATTGTATCGGTTTTGTTATCGTGTCAATATTTTCGCCGACTTCTTTTATACCTTTTCCGGTATCTTTAAGCTGACTTGCAAGACCTTGATATGCACTTGTGCTTTCTCTTACACCTTTCACACCTTTTGTATTGCTTTGTGTTCGTTCCAATTCTTCGAGTTGTTGCGATACACCGCTTATTGTTGCCTCTAAATCCGACGCATCACCTCTTATTCTTACTACTAATTCCGCCGCGTCAGCCACTACAAATCACCTCACTACATTCCATAAAACATTTTTAAATACGGGTCGTTTCCTGTATAGACCTCTTCCGTATCATCTTCCAAATCGTCTATCATTTTAAACAAAACAAACGGATTTTGCTTTGATATTACATTCGGCAATAACCCTCTTTGCCTAAACCAATCTGCGTACAAAGTACGCAGTGGTTGGCTTTTTGAGGAATTACTGCCCTTTACTCGTTTTTTGTTGTCAACGCGTCTATATAGAATTTCCATAATTCAATACATAGTCTTGAATGTGTGCCTACATCAATGGCATCAATAATATCCTGCGTTGCGTCCGTTCCCTCGAACATATAGTCCACCGCCTCTCGGCAGATATTTAACGGTCCGTTTTTATTTTCATCGTTATGTGCGTCATTAATAATACACATTGCCTCAAAGTCGAACGGCTTTGAAACGTATTTTTTATTATCGTGTTTAAATGTTAATGTGTGTTGCATAATATTCCTCCTAATTCATTGCATACAAAAAGCACGCTATATGCGTGCTTGACATACATTTTTTATTGTGTTATAATTTAGATATAAGAGGAACGGTAAACAGCCGTTTCTAATACATTAGTTTATATTTAGTGTAGAAAATATTTTCTACCCAAATAACCGTCCTATTGCGTTAGGGCGGTTATTTCTTTAATATCCATACAATAAGCAAAATCAATACAAGTTGTATTGTGGTTTCACTCATAATATTTCCTTTCCGAAACAGAGCCGCCACCGCTCTCCATATATCAAGGCTTTTCAGCCTATTTTTATTCTACACTATACCTCATATAATGTCAAATTACGTTTATTTTACAGTGCTTTCTTTACAGGATAGTAGTTCATATCCTTAAACCAGTTTTCTTCAAGTTCTGTCTTTGTAACGCCCTCCGGCAAATCGCTTTCGTCAAAGTATGCGTAATAGTTGTTGTCAAAATCACGTTGTACGGCTGTGTATGTAGCCTTTGCAGTTTGCTTTTCAGGCGCACCGCTTGACGCTTTAGTCTTACCGCCTACGTTTGACGCAAAGCTGTACGAACCCTTGTAATATCTCACATAACGGTATGAGCCGTCAGACTTCATAATTCTCCACGCAACACCGAAATAAACTGTTTTTGTATCGTTGCCGACCTCTACTACACCGTCTTTTTGTGTCAGTCCACGCCACATTGAATCAACTTCCGGTGGAATATCGGCATTTGTGATGTCGTGACCTAATTTTTCAATGTAGTTTGATGTTTCATACGCACCGTTATCGGCGTCAAAAACATCACTGCCGCCTGCGTCTGTCGGTGCAATTTCGACAGTACCTCTCAAATTATACGGGTCACCATATGTTGCGCCCTCTGATGTGTCTGTTTTAACTGCGAAAAATGTGTACTTGTCCACACCTATTGTAGGTAGTGGTTTTCTTTTCTCTGTATTTGCCATAAATCAATCATTCCTTTCTACTACTTTCGTAAATCTCATTGTCCTATGTTTTATGCTTTTATCATCGGGATTTGGTACGTCCATTGTCATTTCGTGATAATATTCATTATCAGTCAACAATTTATATACCCTCTCCGACAATTCAAAACACGTTTGCGGATAATCGGCGTAAATATCAATCTGAACAGTCGTATCATTCGTAACAACCGTATTGTCATATGACATTGAGCCTTTGTCCGTTAGTGTGTAATATGCTATTGCAGGCAATTTATTAAAATTATCGGGATATGCAAAACATACACTTACACCGTCTATTTGTTTTAAAATATCCCGTAATTCCAAACCAATATCAAACACCGTACCCCTCCTTGAATTTTGCGATTATCTCGCTGATGTTATTTTTCAGTGCAGGGACGAGGAACGGCTTTGGTGCTTGACCCGACGTTGTGTAAAATCGACCGCCACTGTAATACGTCCAGTGCCTTTTTGACGTATGCGAAACAGATTTGTCGCCCTTTGAGCCTGTGCCGAATTCGACATAAATACCGTAATCGGCAGTCGGACCGATTGCAACACTGTCACCGTCCACTTGGCTTACGATACTGCCTTTTAATCGCCCTGTTGCAACAGGACAGTTTGCCACTGCGTGCGCTCTTACGACTTCACCCGCCATTGCCAAACCTCGCTGTATTTTATCGCCCGACGCATACTGTGTCAGCTTGTCAACAACGTTCTCTATCCCCTCGATTGAAAAATTCATTTCAGCCTACTCCTTTCGAGCATTGCTACCAAACCGCTGTCCCATTTCTGCACATATGTTATATCATATATGTCGCCGTCATATTCAACCCTGTTACCGACCTTTACGTCGTCTGACATATCGCAGAACATACGCATTTGACATTCTATATCCAAACCGTATTGCTCTCTTGCTCTGCCACCGCTGTACGGTTGTACATCGGCTTTGATTTCGGACAATACAGTCTTTTCGGTTTTACCTGTATAGTCGTCAATTTCATATTCTGCAATTATAACAGTTTTATCGTAAAAATCACTGAATACTGATGTCACTCGGAACACGCCCCTTTCGTTTACGGAACGGGTCAAGACGTTTATAATAGTTGCTGAAAATCTTGTCATTGTCGGTTTCGGCATATGTGACGGAACGTTCGCCCTCACTTCTGCTCTTGACTACTTCAGGACTTTTACTGTCCCCGTAACCTTTCGCCCTGTACATATCCGCCGCAATCTTCGGAACAAGGCTTTCAAGCTGACGTGGCAGTACATCAATATGACAGTACGCCATAATCATATTAACCGTGTCCTCAATCAAAAAGGACAACAAGCTGTCTTGCTCGTCGTCCTTTATCCCCAGCAACATTTTTAGTGTCCCCAACTGTTCCATATTATTCACCGCTTACAACGTCGGCACTGCCAGACTTTCTCGCTTTGCCGTCTGCGGTAACTTCCGCAACTGTAATCTTGTGACCGTTTGTCGCAGTGATTTCGTCACCGTTGTTAAACTCTGTCCACTTCGACAAATCGTCGTCATACGCAACACTTGGAGCGGTGCTTGCGGCAGTCTTGTAAACCAACTTGTGACCGCCGATAGGCTTTGGCGATACCGTAATAACAGTGTTGCCTGTTGTGCCGGCAACCGATTCAACGTCCAATTCACCAATCGCCGGAACACCGTTCTTAAATGCGGCAAATGCGTCGTCCTTGACAACAAGGAAACCTAAACGCATAGTAGCCTTGATTGCAACCATATCTTGCTCGGCAAGTGATAGCGGTTTACCGTCACTGTCAAGAGTGCCTTGTAGTGTTGCCTCTGTAAGAATTTCGTAATTAATACCTGCACGCATACCGACAACGGCATATTTAAAATTACCTGTGATAATATCGGCACGTTTATTGTCCCACGCACCGTTACGTACAAATTCGATAGGCTGACCGTACAGCTCACCGCCTGTTGTACCGTTGACATATGCAGGTGCGCCGTTTGCGTCACGTAGCTTTCTTAGCATATTCTTAACGCCGATACGTCCAACAAATCCCGACGGGTCATAGCCGTTTTCTTCAATCATTGACATTGCGTCAGATATAGCAATATCAATATTTGTGTTGTCTGTAACAACCATATGCTTGCTGTCTATAGCGTTCATAATGTTTGTCTTGAACGGCGAATTTGTACCGAAAATGCACGCCGCGTCAATCGCTCTGTAGAATGCCTCTGCGATTTCCGGCTTTAGTTCCTCAAATACGCTGATAGTTGTATCTTCCAACTTTTCCTTTGTTACCGGAATAATAACGGCTAACTTCTTAGCCTCGATTTCAGGGTGAATCCAAGTAGCACCGCTTGTCTTAATTCTTTCACCCTCACCGACCCAGTAAGCACCCGGACCGTCTGTAAGTACGTTAAACTTTTTCTTCTCGTGTTTCATTTCCTCGACTTTCGCCATTCTTAAAACACTTGAACCCCTTGTCACCATTTTGATGATTTCTGTTGCTTGCTCGACAGGCACAAAGCCTGTCAATTCATTTTTTAAATAACCCATTTATTTCACTCCTATCTTTGATTTTCTCTGATTATGTCCATAAAACTGCCTGTGTTGTGACCGCCACTGCCACCGTTTAAATTCGGTGTTTTGCCCTTTAAACGCTCGGTAACACCTGCTTGTACATCTTTGTCATAGCTTTCTTTTATCTTGTCAATAACCGCCTTTGTGCTATCCTTATCCTCTGCCACAATATACTTTGCAATCTCGGCAGACAGTCCGACTTTGGCAAGTTCTGTTTCGGCATATGCAACGATTTTTTCACGTTCAAACTCTGCCTTTGCCTTTTCAAATTCTTCCCTTTCCTTGTCGTCGTCCTCTTTTTTTCTTTGGTCGGCTGTAAGCTTGGCTTTTCTCATGCCCTCTTCTTCAGCGTCCTTTAGCTTTTGCTCAAGGTCCTTTTCCCACTCTGATTTTGCCTTAGCTATTGCTTCATCAATCGCCTTTTGATTGTCGCCGTCTTTTTGTTCGGTTGACTTCTGCTCTGTGGACTTCTCTTGCTCTTGTTTTTCTGTTTGCTCTGCTGTATCTGCCATTCAAATCATTCCTTTCTGAAAAATTGTATAAAAATAAGACGTATAACCCCACGTCTAACAGGGAGATAATCGGATCACCATTCCTTTCTTCTATGTGTATGTTGTGCCTACTCTCACACTATCACCGCCTTTCAGTGTATCAAAAAAGCACGTCCGAAAACGTGCTTTAGCTATTATGTTTTGTTTGACTGTATATATCGTCATAAAGAAGTTGTAACTTGTAACCCAAATCGCTTAAATAATCTTGATTCACCATACCGAAATGTATAATAGCATAATCGGCAGCGTCAATAAAATCATCTATTGCATTTTCGTTTACTACAATGCTGTTAGTTGTATTTTTAAACTTAATCCCGTCTTTATTTCCTTCATAGACTTTCGTAATATATTTTTTACAAAGTTCGTATTTTTCAGTATCTAACTTGTAAATCATGCTTGTTATATACCTCCTTATCTCGGATTGGTCTGTATTAAATTTCCGTTGTCCTTATTTACCGAAACAACACAGTTATCGCCAAAATACCTTAAACAATCTTTTCTGTGTTTTGTCGTTCCGTTTAAAAGAGCGGTTTTTATATCTTCTATTTCAACGCCGTTACGTGCTTTATGTGTTTTAGGGTCTTCACCCGTTCCGAATACACGTTCAATAAAATGCTTGCTTTGACTTTTTATTTCTACACCGTCAACCGTCGTTAATCCGATAATATCTGTTTCTATTTTCTCTTTATAGCTCTTATAATCACCAAAAGAAGTAAATGCAGAAATCATATTACTACTTCTTGATTGTTTATAATCCTTTAACAAGCTCCATTCATCAGTATTATTATACTTCAAATTTCGAAAATCGTCAAATGTTTTTGGCATATTTTCAGTACCGATAATAGAAATATATTGTGCGTACTGCTTTTTATCCGCCGAGCTGTTTCGCATTTGCTTAACGTGAAGCTCAAGTGCATTTCTTTGCTCGTCCGACAAACTGTTTTTCCATTCGTCAAACGTCATACTTCCGTCAACCTTATAATTTTCGCCAGTGAGCGGATCGCGTGCAATACGACTTGTCAAATTCACGTCTGCCATAATCGTAACACACCGACAACGTGGGTGTATCGGTGGGAAGTTTTCGCCCTCAACGGCTTTGTCGGTATCAAACACGCTACCGTCAAGACTTCCGCACCTGTCACACGTCAATTCAGACAGTGCCGCAACAAAACGATACTGTTTTATACCTATTTCCTCATACGCCATCTTTTGACCTTGATTCATAAAATGTGCCGTTTCACTTCGCACAAGTGTTTCGGCTGATGTTCGTATTCCGCCTGGTGCAGTATCTTTGACGTAATCAATCAGCTTATCGGTCATACGGCTTACGCTGTGACCGCTGATAATACCGTCCTCAATCGTCTGTCCGACTGCCTGTATAAATCTGTCGTTATGTATCCACACTCTCTCGCTGTAGTTGTGACCGTGCCACGGCTCACTTAACACTTTATCAACCGCCTTTTGCGGTACAAGTGAAAAATCAATACCGCAGTTTAAACCTTGTGCGGTATCAAAAATATTCGTATAATACGCCGTCTTTACCGCACTGTCATACAGTTTCTTTTGCTCCTTTATAGCCTCGTTTGCAACGTGCCTAAAGTAAATATATACATTACGTTTCAGTCCCTCTAATCGGCTAATTCTCGCACCGTATGACTGTGCATTTATGCGGCTTAGAATTTCCTTTTTGACTGTCTTGTCGTCTGTTTCGTCGTACAGTTCAAGCAGTTCTTCGTACTGTTTGTCGCTGTCGGCTATACTCATCAGCCGACGTGCCTCTTTTTCGGGTATATCGGTTGAAATATAGGCTTTAAACGTTTTCTCAATGTCATTGTTTACATTCTTGATTGCTCGCTCATATGCCTTAATTACACCGTCCTTAATGCTGTCCGCTTGCGATTGTAAATATGTTTCAACTTCAACGGCACGTTTTACCCAATATGCCTTACTCTTCATTGTAGTTTACTTTCCTTGCCGAACTTTCAGCGATACGCATATCTTCGGCGGACTTTTCCGCTTGCTCTCTGCGTGCGATTTCAACTTCTTCCTTTGCATCTGTTATAAACGGCAGACGCTCTAATAATGTTTCGTCAGACGCAAGACCTTTGAGGTAATTAATCATCTGTGCTATTTCAAGTTCGTTTGCAGGCAAGTTATATGTAAATCCTATATCAACTCTGTGCGACGGCACTTCTTTCATTGCGTTTAATGTCACTAAGAAATTGTTGTAAATCTCCAAACGTTTTCTCAACGTCTTAGCAAAATTACGTTCTTTGTTCTTGACGTGCTGTTCAAATCCCAACAGCTTGTACTTTATCGCCACACCCGACAAATTGTTGCCGAAACTTTCGTCCGACAGGTCAGGAACGTGTGACAAACGGTGTATATCGTCCTTGATGTCGTCACGCAACACCTTTGTATCAGCCTCATTCAGCACCTTTGACAGATACTCTGCCTTTGCGTCACCGTCACCCATTAAGATACGTTCTACCAATAATTTTTTTGCCTGTTCGGTGTCAAGGTCGCAGTTACACAAAAACAACAGCGAATTAACGAATTGTTCCTTGTCGTTTATTCGGTCTGACATCAACACATTGTATGCGTCAATCTGCGTTATCAACTGTTCAAAATCACCCTGCATTTCCGTATTATTTCTGTATTCAATAATCGGCACATCGAAAAAGTAATGCGGTTCAACATTTTGCAATGACAATGCCGTATAGCTGTCAAGACCTGTGTATGTATATATAAACGATTCGTCATACACACGACAAATACTGCCTGTGCAGTAGCCGTCAAGGTCGTATTTCTTGTAGTAATATACCGCAAACAACGGCTTTTCAAATGCCGACTGTGAGTAACATACAAATGTATGCTCCGGATCCAATCGTACACTTCTCGGCTTGCTTTTTTCGTCTGCATAAATCAGTTCATATGCTTTGCCGTAAATGCTCATATTCTTTACAATTTCACTGTCAACACTCGGCATATCCTGTTCCAAATATTCGTTTTTGATTGCCTCAATATCGTATTCGTCCGACACCGCATACGTTACAGGATTGCCGACAAGATAACTCTGTGTCATATCTGTTATGTACTTTGCGTGATTACACATTATGCGGTTGTTTGCCACGTTTTTGCCCCTTTTTCTGCGGTTTAAAATGCGGTGGTCGCCCATATAGTAATCGTGCAATAATCGGTATCTCTGTCGCTCTCGCTCGTGTCGTTCAATCAATTTCGTTATGATAAACGGTGTCACACCACCTGCGACTATATCTTCATCAATTATCATATTCCGTACTCCTCTCTTGAATAGATTTTAGCTTTCTTATCCTTGCGCCAACTCTCAACGCCGTATCTCAGTGCCGCCATTGCGTCATCAAATACATTGACAGGTTCGTCCGTATATTCGCCCGACTTTTCATCAACTCGCCAACGCCATTGCTGTATCTCTTTGATTACATTCACGCAAGACGGATGAATATGTATCTTTCTGCCTTTTAACCAGTCAATCTGCGATTGTATGCTGTTCGGATTTTTAACAACTGCCCTTGCTCGATAGCCTGCCTTTCGCCACATTTTTATACGGTCCGGCTCTGCACTGTCGCACCACATTGCAAGACTTTTGCTGAACTTCCCGTCAGCTTTTTGAATAATCTCTGTTGTGTCCATTTCGTGTACATACAGTTCATTACAAACGTAAATATCGCCGTCCTTATAACCTAACGTCAATATAGCATTTGCGTGATTAAATCCGAAGTCCTGTCCTATCGCCATAGCGTCAAAACGGCTCATATCTGTTTCAAATTCCTCAATGCGATAGTTCGAGAATATCAATCCGCCTGTTTCGCCCCATTCACCCAGTCCGTAAATTCTGTAGCCCTCAGGGTCAACTTCTTTACGACGTAGCATACGTTGTCTGTATGCCTCGTCACAAAATCGGTTTGTTAAATATGTGCTTTGATGCGTTAAGACGTTATCGTCCTGTATATCGAAAAACACTTTCTTTATCCAGTGACTTGATGACACGGGATTGAATGTCAGCTTTATCTGATAAAAAAGGCCGTCGGGAAGTTCACCTCTCAAACGGTCATCTATAATTTCAAAATCCTGTTGCACAAGCTCCGTAGCCTCTTCAATCCATACGTCCGTTAATTTTCCGTTCGCAAATGTGATTGATTTCAACTTTTCACGTTGCTTGTTGTCGTTTACACCACGAAATATAATCTTGTTGCCGTTTATACAGGTGAACGACAACGGACTTTGCGTAACTCTCCACGCTCTGCCAACGCCCATACGGTTTATGGCACTTTCAAGCTCCGCAAACGTACTGTCACGGTTTGTTATATCAGACTTTCGCACACATACAAGATTACGTCCCTTGTCACGCATTAAACGCAATATGTACAGTTGTGCAGTATCAACACTCTTACCGCTTCCGGCACTGCCTTTCATTACAACATAACGCTTTTTACATTGATGTACAGGCTTGAATATCGGATTGAACGGTACTGTTATTTTGTTCATTCGTCCTCACCACCGTAATCAATTTTAATGCTGTAGTCCATATCACCGTCAACGTTTAATTTTTCGGTGAATAACGCATAATATTTACCCAGCATTTCCGCCGCTTTGTTTACGTCAGACACCTTTGTCGGTATTTCAACACATATCGGTAGCTCCGCCTCGTCAGTGACTTTCTTGCCCTTGTCGTCATAGTGTGATTTACGTGCTTTGCACGTCACTACAACAGTTTCTAACTTCTCACGTCGCATAACGGCGGTTAACGTCTTTAACACCTCATCTTGTTTGGCAATAAGAGCGTCCTCTTTCTCTTTCAGCCGCTTTTGTATGTATTCTTGAATTTCAGGTTTCTTCAAGTTCTCATTCCCAATCGAATACGCCGTCTTTTCCGAATATCCCGCTCTTAATGCCGCTTGTGTCGCGTTCAAATCAATCAAATATTCCTCACAAAACAACTTTTGCTTTTCAGTCACTCTTATCACCTCACTTTCACATTTTCTGTTTGATTACATCGTATAACCGTTTTTTATCATTGCACGTTTAAACGCTTTGCGTTTATGTCGACACTCGCACCAATTTTTATTATCCTCGTTCCATTTGCGTATGAACTTCTTACGTTCTCGTTCATATCTTCTATTGCGTAAATATGCTTTTATTCTTTCAAACATTGTTTTATCCTTTCCACCGCTTATATATCACTTATATCTATTTTTCCACTCATCAGTTCCGGCAACAGTGCGTCCCGAAGTTCCGCTAAATATCTGTTTTCTTCAAGATTTAGATAATATATGTGTTGTTTCCACGTGTTAAATATCATCATAAGAATACTTGATATATTTTCTTTGCTGTTGTTTGAAAATGTTATTTCATTTTTATTTTTGGTTGTTTTGAAATAATCATTTTTTACAATCTTTTCACCGCATATTTTTTCTGTCAATTTTGAGAAATCATTATTTGTACCGTTGTCCTGCTTGAACAGTTCAATGTCAAATCCTAAAGACTTGGCGATTGTTTCGTTTATTGTTAGTTTACAAGTATTTTTTTCAGTTATAATTCTGTTAATATCCGCAACTATTTCGTTGTACGGTCTATGTGCATTTTCTATATTCTCAAACTCTATGTATCGGCTTGGCACCAATACATAATTATTGTTTTTTATTTCTTCAATGCTTACTGCCTTGCAGTAACCCGCTATATTTCCGTACTGTTCAATTTGTATTAATACATCTTGTATCTGACTTTCGGATATAATCTTGACCTCTTTTGCGTATGTCCTGTTAGTGTGACTTTTGCCGCCAAACTGTCCGTTTTGCATTCGTTGTTCCGTTTCATACCTCTGTCGCAGGTCAATCATTTCTATCGTTGAATGTTTTTTATTTTTGTTAAATGTTATAATACACGTTGGTATTGACGTAACTTCAAACATTTTATCAGGACATACAATTATACTTTCTATGAAATTCATTTCAACTAAATACTGTCTTATTTGCTTTTCCTTTTGGTTGTCTGTACTTAAAACACCATTCGGCAATATAAAACTTGCTTTGCCCGTAATCTCATCTAACGCAGTCAATACAAACGCATAATTCGCATTACTTTCCGGCGGTACTTCGCACTGTGAAAATCTATTCTGTAATTGTGCAAATACAGGTTGTTCCCATTTCATATTGTACGGCGGATTCGATATACAACAATCAGCTTTAAATTCGCTCTTAGTTATCTCTTTAACAGTTGCAAATCTATCACCCTTTTGCGTCCTGTATGTTTTGAAATTTTCATCTGACAATACATCACAATGAATAACTTCGGCGTCAATATTTCTAATTGCCAAATTAAACAACAAAAACGGAATAACACGATTGTCATATTCTTTGCATATGAATTTTAAATCGTTATTTTCGTTCCATTTTTGGATTGTCAATGCTCCGCTACCCGCACACAAATCCAAACAAATCTTTTCATTTTCGGTTTTTGATAACTCTGCAACCGCTACCGCAAGGCTTTTCGGTGTGTAGTCCTGCATTTTTTCTTTGCGGTCGGCAAAATAATATTGAAATATCATTTGCATATAATCTATTGTTAAATCAGGACATATTAAAATCCAATCTTCACATAGCTTTCGACAATTTTCGGCATTTAACAATGTTGATTTTAATTCATCAACAACATCTTCAATTTTTTCTATGCTGAAAACGTTCTTGAATTTTTCAACTAATTGCAATAGCTCCATAATTATGTCCCTTTCTTTATCCAAAAATAAAAACAGACTGCATATGATTAACACATACAATCTGTTTAATCTAATATCTCAATTCCCACCAATCACACGAGATATTCACCCATCATCTCACGATGATACACTTACCTTTTTTTGCGAAAACAACGAGCGGTAAGATATAGAACACAAAATATTGCACCGTATATAGGTTTTGCATTATTTTTGTCTGCCCATTCTTTTCGCATTATAAATTGTATCACACTTTTTTCGGCAAATTCGGCATTTTTAAAAATTTATTATGTTTTCTTCGTGGATAACTCTCATCGTAATGCCCTATCTTAAATGCAATCCA